CAAGAGCAAGATCGGCCAGGGTTGGAATCCCCAGGAGCTGCTCGCCCTGCGCGCCGCCGTGGCCAGCAAGACCGCCGACGTCGAGGACCTCGTCAAGCAGATCAGCGATAAGGGTGGCGCCAAAGCCCTGACCGACGACCAGAAGCTGGCAGCGGTGCGCACGATGATGGAGGCGGCTCAGCTTCAGGTAGTTGGCAAAGGCGGCTCTAGCACCGCTGGCCGCACGCTCAACCAGCAGAAGATCGCCGTCGACCGTGACCTCGCCGCCATGATCACCGGCGGCAACGAGGGCGTGGCGGCGCAGCGACGCGCGACCGCCGCCCAGGCCAAGCTGGACCGTGCCGATAAGCTGCTGGCCGAGCAGCGCTCGCTCCAGCTCGAACGGCAGCAGCGGCGCCTGGAGCGTCCCGAGACGGCAAAAACTCGAGCCGATGTCGCGCCTGATGCACCCGACGCCAACATCTGGGACCGCATCGACAGCGCGTACAAGGAGCTGGACGCCTACAAGGCGATGAGCCTCGACGAGAAGGAGGCGGACTACGGGGCGCGCGAGGCGGCGCGAGCTGAGCGGACTGCACGCCGCTCGCAGCTCACCGAACCTGAGCAGCTCCTCCAGGCGCTCCAGGGCGAGCTGGCTGCCGAGCGGAACATGTTCAAGGGCGACCGCAAGGCGATGGAGAGCCTGATGGACGCCGAGCGCTTGCGCGAGCTGCGCGAGCCGCCGCTGGACGTCGCCAGGATCCCTCCAGGCATGGCCGAAGCGCAGCGCAAGGCACCCGTCACGGCGGGCGCGCAGTGGCTCCAGGCGCAGCGCAAGCAGGCCCGGTCGGAAGCTGATGCGGCCAACGCTCTGGCCCAGAAGACCTTCAACCGCCAGAGCGCTGACGTCGAATCGCAGCGCAACATCGCGGGCAAGATCCTCGAACGCCTGGGTGGCCAGGAGATCACCACCGACATGCTGGACAACCTCGTGAAGGTGATGAACTCCAACGATCCGATGGCGGCGGCGAAGTACCTGCAAAGCCTCCAGAAGACGAGCTGGTGGGATCGTCTGGCCACGCTGCGCTACGCCAGCATGCTCAGCTCCACCGCAACGCACACGGCGCAGCTCGTCTCCAACCTGGGCGGGCTCGGCATGGCGCTCGGCACCCACCCGCTGGCGGTTGGCTTCGACATCGCCAGCTCCGCCCTGGGCGGCGGCGAGCGCACGCGCTACATGGGCGAGCTGCCCGAGATGCTGCGCGGCCTGCGCGGCCAGGAGGGCAACCTTGAGGACTTCCCGATGCTCACCCGAGGCGCCATCGGCGGCGCACGCGCGGGTGCCCAGGACGCCCTGGAGATCCTGAAGAGCGGGCTGAACCCAGGTCAGGTCGCCCGCGACTGGGAGTCGGTCGGGCGCCCAGGCTTCGGCAGCTCCAACGAGGCCCTGAATATGACGATGGAGGCACCGCTGCGGCTGCTGGAGGCGGGTGACGCCCTGGTCCGCAGCACCGCGCGCGGCGGCTTCGCCCACGGGCTCGCGGCGCGGCAGGCGATTCGCGAGGGGCTCACTGGTGAGGCGCGGCGGGCCAGGGTCGACGAGATCGTCCAGAACATGCACATGCACCCCGAGCTGTTTGGGCAAGCGGACGATCTGGCCAAACGGGTGGTCTTGCAGGAGAAGCGGTACATCCCGCTGGCCAAGCCGCGTACCAGCGGAGCGGCGTTCTGGCAGTCACTGTTGATGCCGTTCGTCCGCACGCCCTGGAACGTCGCCGCCCAGGGCGCGGGGCTGACGCCCGCCGGCTACCTGATGGCACTCGACGCGGCGCGGCAGGGCAATCGCGGCGAGGCAGTCGACCGAGCAGCTCGCGCCACGCTCGGCACAGGCGTCCTGGCGGCGGCGTACGCGGCAGCCGATAACGGCTACCTGACCGCTGGCATGCCGACCGATCCCGGCGAGAAGTCAGCGCTGCCCGACGGGTGGATGCCGTACTCGGTCCGCATCCCGAAGGGCGACGGCACGTCTGCGTACATCCGTTACTCGAACATCGGCCCGGTGGGCGTGCCGATGGCGCTGGCCGCGACCGCACGCGACGCCCAGCGCCACGGGCTGCCCAATGAACCAGGGTCGGTGGTGGGTCGCTTCGCGAGCGGCTTTGGGCGCTACATGCTCGATCAGTCCATGCTCGGCGGTCTGAGCAACATCTTTGACGCGATCAACGATCCCGAGCACAAATCCGAGAACCTCGCGGAAGGCATGGCCACCCAGTTCGCCCCGTACGCGGCGCTGGGGCGCCAGCTAGATCGCGCCCTGGGCACCGGGCCGCGCGACCCGCACGGCGTGATGGACGCCCTGGAAGCGACCTACCCAGGCACCAGCTCCCTGGTCCGCCCGAGGCTGAATGCCCTGGGCCAGGAGGTACCCGAGACCCAGACTGGTCTGGGCCAGTACCTGTCGCCCTTCCGCTACAGCCAGGAGACGGAGAACCCCACGCTCCAGGCGCTCAGAGATGTGGGTGATGTCGGCATCGGCGCACCGCCCACTACGCTGCGCGGCATTCGCCTGGAGGATCCGGAGCGTTCTCGGTATCAGACAATGGCGGGACGCTACATCCAGCAGTTTGTGGGTGAAGTGACCAGCGATCCGAGCTACGCACGCCTGAGCGCTGACGAGAAGCAGATCGTCCTGCGGCGGGTGATCGAGCGTGCCCGAGCTGCCGCGACAGGTGACTTCCTATCCGCCATTCCAGACGCTGAGTTTGCGCGCCGCCGAGCGCTCGAAGAGCAGCGTAACTACCCGGTGCCGTCGCCATTCTGAGGAGCTGAGCCATGCCCGATTACCCGAGCACGATTCCGCGTTACCCTGGCTACCCGCTTCCAGGCGATACGGTCGGCCCGCCGCCATCCGGTGGCTGGACATGGCCAACGCCCAGCTCGCCAACCCCCACGCCCGGCTATGGGCCTGCCCCCACGCCTGCCGCCACGCCTCCGGCGGGGGCAGCTCCTCCGCCTGGGGCGCCGAACCTGGGGACTGGCCCTGGAGCTGCGCGCTACCTCTCGCAGCAGGAGCAGGCCGCGATTCTGGCCTCGCTCGGGCGCTCGGGCATGGAGATTGTCGGCGGCGCCGCCGTGCCGGAGCAGAAGCAGGGGACGAACATCAAGGGCGAGTCGGTCATGGTGCCGACCGGTTCCTACACCGTCAACGTGCGGGATCCGAGCGACAACTCCACCCAGCCGGTCACCCTCTTTCCGGGCAACCCGATGGCTGACGGTACGCCGACGTGGATCCCGTCGTCGACCCCGGACACTATGCCGAAACAGCCTTCCGCCGCAGCCAACACCTTTGAAGCGGCGGACGGCTCACGCTGGGAGAAGGTCAACGGACAGTGGACGCGCATCCAGGGCACGGAGGGGTTGCTCAAGCCGGTCACTGCCCTTGACACCCTGAAGGCCCAGGCCGATCAGGCTGACATTGATCGCCGTAAGGCCAACGAGCTGGCCGGGCGCGGCTACCTGACTGACAACGAATGGATCACCTTCCAGCAGAGCGGCGCGCGGCTGGGCATGGACGCGGAGCGGATCAGGCAAGAGGCGGACAAGTTCGCTCAGTCAAAGAAGATCGAGGACGCCAAGCTTCAGCCGCAGATCGACCAGATCAAGGCGCAAACCACCCTGGCCGGTGCGCAGGCAGGCAGCCTCGCCAGCACCGCCGAGATCGCCGGGCGCAAGGCTGGCCCGGAAATCGAAGAGATCGGTGCGCGCACGGATCTGGCCAAGGCGCAGGCTCTCAATCAGCGTCAGCAAGCGCTCGCGGCGGGCGCGCCGACCATCCAGGCCAACGTCGGCACGGGCCAGTACATCTACCAGCAGAATCCGCTTACCGGCGACCTGACGACCACCATCAACCAGAACTTCCAACCCAAGACCCAGGCGGACGTCGCCTCCCGCATGGCCCAGCTCCAGGGCATTGCCACCAAGAAGCGCGACGAGCTGCAAGCCAAGATGGCATCGGACAGGAACTACACCGCCGAGCAGGCCAACTCCGACTGGGCCAACTGGTGGGGCAGCAACGTCGAGAACCAGAAGGCAGCGCTCCAGGCGGCTCAGGAGGACGTGCAGTTCCAGCGGGCCAAGGACGAGGCGGCGATGCGGACCTCCGCGTACACCGCCGCCAACGCCGCTGGCAATCAGGCGATCACCGCTGCCAGCGATCAGGCCAAGCGCCGCGTCGGAGCTGGCTTCGGGCAGGCAGCCAACGCGCTGATGGGCGGCGGTTCCCTGGCCGGGGTGGACTTTGGCTCAGCGCTGACGTGGAAAGCGCCGGACCTCCAGCAGCAAGCGCACAACGCCACCATGGAGGCGCTCAAGTACATCTCCCCAGGAGCTGCTCAGGCGACCGGTACGCCGCTGCCGAACTACCAGGGCATCGACATCGCTGGCGGATTGAACCAGAGCAACTACGCCCCATTCGGCACCCCGATTCCTGGCGCTGCCCCAGCGCCCGTAGCTCCAGCTCCGCCTGCGCCCGGCCCGTACACCGGTCTGCCTCCGTCGCTGCCAGCGGGGCCGGGTAACGCGGCGCCGAATCAGGTGCCGGGGCAGAACTACGGCTACGACTACAACACCGCCCAGCTCAACGGACCCCGCTGGGCCAACCCCCAGCCGCTGCCGCCGGATGTCTACGGCTACTCCACCTATAGCTACGGAGGTGCATAAGTACTACGATGCAGCCGGAACAACCAAACACCCCTTCGCAGGACGCGCAGCCGTCCGATGCCGCGACCCAGGACCAGGGTTCCGACGAGCGTCAGGAAGGGTCTTCTCCAGGCTGGTGGTCTCGACTGTTCAATCGTCGCCCCGCCCAGGAGACCACTTCTGATAGCGGGGATTCGGGGGAGCCTGGACAAGCAGCGTCGAAGCTGTCGCTCACCCAGGAGGAGTTAGACCGTCGAGTCCAGGCTGAGACCGATCGCCGTGAGGCGAAGCGTCAGCAGGAATTCAAGGCGCAGGAGCGGCGTCGCCTGCGGGATGAAAACCCGTGGGAGTACGCCAATCAGGATCGGCAGGCCGAGGAGCACGCCACCTCCAGTGGGCAGCTCCAGAACTTCCTCGCTGGCATCGGTTCCGAGCATGACAAAGCGTCCATCGATCCCGTGATGGAGCTGCTCTCCGAGCAGGAGCGCACGCGGATCCTGAAGCTGGAGGGCGCGGGTCAGGGTCTGGCAGGACGGAAGCTGGTTGTACGAGAGGCCCTCAAGGCCCTCGAAAAGCAGTGGAAAGCAGATGGGGAAAAGCGCGCGGAATCGCGTCTTCGCGGCAACGCCGCCTTCCGCAAGGAAGTGCTCAGCCAAGCACGCGGGGGCTTCGAGGAACCCGAGCTGCTCCCCGCCTTCGGAGGTGGCGCCAGCGCCGCCGACCAGAAGATGTCAGACATCCTGCGCGGCTTCTATGGAGTCAGCAGGCATAACGAGGCGAGCTGACGGAGAACCCCCAGCTCAGCCTGGGGGACACTCTCATTCCGTACAACAGCATCGCGACCCGTGCCACCCCTGGCACCGGTCCGCTGATCCCAGAGGACGTAGCGCGAGACATCGTGCAGTCCATCGAAGTGAAGTCCGCTGCCCTCCAGCTCATGCCGCACGTCCGCATGAAGCGCGCCCAGCAGCGCATCCCGGTCATGTCGCAGCTCCCGGTGGCGTACTGGATCACCGGCGCCAGCCTGGACGCTCGCGACATTGGCATGAAGCAGACCACCAGCCTGCTCTGGGACAACGTCTATCTGAACGCTGAAGAGATGGCGGTGATCGTGCCGATCAGCAAGAACCTGCTGGACGACATGGACTACGACTTCTGGACCCAGGTCAAGCCCAAGGTCACCGAGGCCTTTGGCGTCGCCCTGGACGAGGCAGTGTTCTTCGGCGTAAATGCCCCGACCACCTTCCCGCCAGCGATCGTCACCGGTGCCAACAGCGCGGGCAACATCATCCTGGCCGGCGCCTCCACCGTCGACTATCTCGACGACGTCAACAACGCCATGGCGACCGTTGAGGCGGACGGCTTCGACGTCACCGGCTTCTGGGCGCGGCGTCAGGTGAAGGCCAAGTTGCGCGGCCTGCGCGACACTACCAAGGGCTTCATCTACTTCCCGGAGTCCGCTCCGAACGAAGCCGCCCAGGTGGGCACACTGTACGGCGAGAAGATCGTCTTCTCGAATGCCGGGCTCTCGGGCTTCGCCACGGGTGCCGCGAACTACTCCATGATCGGCGGACAGTGGGACCAGTCGATGCTGGCCGTCCGCGATGACATCAGCATGGAGATGTTCGACACCGGCGTCATCACCGACAACGGTAGCCCGCCTGTCATTCAGTACAACCTGATGCAGCAGGACATGGTGGCGCTCCGCGTGACTGCTCGCTTCGCCTGGGCAATTCCCAACCCGGTGAACCGCCAGCAGCCGACCAAGGCCAGCCGCTATCCGTTCTTCGTTATCCAACAGAAGGCCACCACGGGCGGCGAGGGCTGAGTTCTCGTGCCGCTGGTCCGACTCCTGACCACGGTCGCCGTGCCAGGCCAGGATGGCGTGGTGTACGGCGCTGGTCACCAGATCGACGTGACCGACGCTCAGGCCATGCTGATGCAGTCAAACGGCAAGGCCGAGCCTCTGGCCCCAATCAATCAGGG